ATAAGAAGTAAAGGTTTTGACCCCGAAGCGCTTGCTGTAAGTTATCAGTATCGATGGCTATGGAACGCTTACATGTGGCTAGAAACGCCGTGGAAACGTAATCTCCAGGAACCTATAGATCTATTTGAGGGCTTATGTTAAGCAGTCTTAAATTCGTGCAGGGTGCAGTTTCGACTAAACACTTTATCCCTGAGCTGAAGCACTTCACCATCGTCGACGGGGTGGCCACCGGATTTAACGGCACCCTCGCGCTCTCCTCACCCGTTGACCTCAGTGTCGACTGCGCCCCCAAAGCTGCACAGCTTGTGAAGGCTATCGAGCAGTGTTCAGACACCGTCAGCTTGCAGCTAACTAAGGCTAACAGGCTGCGCGTTTTGAGCGGGCCTTTTAAGGTCTTTGTTGACTGTGTTGAGCTTGAGGGTTTGCCCGAGCAGCGGCCAGAGGGGGATGATGTACCTATTGACGGCGAGGCTCTGATGGAAGCCCTGCCTAAGCTCCTCCCGTTTGTCGGCTCTGATGCTTCGCGGCCCTGGAGCAATGGCGTGCTACTAAAAGGGGGCTCTGCCTTTGCTACGAATAACGTATGTCTCATCGAATACTGGTTAGGCGCAGGCGCACAGGTGCCAGAGCCCCTTAACATCCCACTAGCAGCCTTGAAGGAAATGATGCGCATAGGTGAGGCACCTGTTTCCGTACAAGCGAGCGCCAACAGTGTTACATTCCACTACGAGGGCCACCGGTGGCTTAGAACGCAGCTTTACAGCACAGCATGGCCCGATCTTACTAAGGTTCTAGAGCGCCCAAGCGCTAATCTGCAGCCGACGCCTCCCAACTTTTTTGACGGCTTGGCACTGCTGAAACCATTCCTAGAACAAGACGGTCTTGTGCACATCAAGAACGGCGTTCTATATACTTCGCAGGACGAAGAGCTAGGGGCTTCTTATGCAGCGCCGGAAATCGAGTCTGATGGTGTCTACGTGTACAGGATGCTGAGCTTGCTTGAGCCTGTTGCCGAAAAGATTGACTTTGACGCCTACCCGGACCCGCTAGCATTCCAAGGCCACCGCATTCGCGGCGTGGTTCTGGGCAGGCGGCCATGAGGGACGATGCCGTTGGCCTTTTTTGGCAGGAGGTTCCCAAGGTTAAAGGTAAGGGGTCTCGCGGCCCCAAGAAACGCGGGCCTATGCCGCCGATACCTGTAACGGGGTGGTCGCCGCCTAAAGAGTTCCCTAACCTTTCGGCCGCTAAAGTTATTGGTCTGGACCTTGAGACTTATGACCCTGAGCTTACTAAAGCTGGGCCGGGCTGGGGGCGCGGGAGCGGCCACATAATAGGTGCGTCGCTGTCCGTGTCTGACGGCACTAGCTGGTATTTCCCGATCAAGCACGGCATCGAGGACGGCAAGCAAGTGCTACCGCCCGAGGAAGCCGCAATGAACATGAACCCTGACAACGTGCTAAAGTTCCTTAACGAGGTGCTGCGCGGTTCGGCCCCCAAAGTAGGGGCCAACCTCATCTATGACATCGGTTGGCTTAACTGGGAAAATGTAGCTGTCGGCGGCAAGAAGTACGATGTACAGTTTGCCGAAGCACTGCTCAACAGTGAAACGCCAGACGTGTCCCTTGACAGCCTAGGTGAGCGGTACCTTGGGATTGGTAAAGAAACCAGCATGCTTTATGACTGGCTTGCCCGTTGGTGCGGCGGTGCCGTCAACGATCGGCAGCGCAAGAACTTGTACTTGAGCCCGCCGTCTCTGGCCGGCCCTTATGCAGAGGGTGACGCAAGCCTACCAATACGGATCCTTTCAGCACAGTGGCCGCACATGGCGCAACGGGGCGTGGTGGATTTGTTTGACTTGGAGTGCAGGCTGATCCCGTTGTTGGTGAAGATGCGTATGAAGGGCGCCCCCATACGGGTCGACAAGGCTGAGCAGGTTCACGAGCAGTTAGGCGAGCGGCTAGTAGGGATTGAAAAGCGACTGACGGACATGGCCGGACAGCCGGTTAATCCTTCAGCGCCTGAAAGCGTTAAGCGGGCTTTCATAAACATCGGGCTGGACCCTACCACAAAAAAGGACAAAGACGGCACCGTCAAGATGAGTTTTGACAAGGCCCGTCTAAAAACAGTCAACCACCCTCTAGCGCATGAGATCTTAGAGTGGCGGAAGCTGACCAAAGTTAGGGACACTTTCATAGATGCCTACCTGCTGAAGAAGCACGTCAACGGCAGGGTCTACGGCTCTTTCCACCCGCTTAAGAACGACGCCAGTGGTGCAAGGTCAGGAAGGTTTTCAAGCTCTGACCCAAACCTGCAAAACATACCTGTCAGGTCAGAGGAGGGCAGGCTTGTTCGAGAAGCCTTTGGTGTCGACCCTGCAACCGGAGGCCGCTGGCGCTCGTTTGACTACAGCTCTATTGAGTATAGGTTGCTTGTTCATTTTGCTGTAGGTCCGGGGTCCGAAGAAGTCAGGCAGATGTTCCGCAAGGACCCGACAATAGACTACCACCAGCTCGTCCAACAACTCATTCATAAGATCACGGCCCTAGAGCTTGAGCGAACCAGCGTCAAGAACGTCAACTTTGGAATTATCTATGGGATGATGCTTAACGCGCTGTCAGCTCTACTTGGTATTGATAAAAAGAAAACCAAAGAGCTGTTGGACGCGTACCATAAGGCGATCCCGTATGCAAAAGAGACTATGGACATGTGTGCCAATGAAGTCCACTCTACGGGCGTCGTCAGAACTATTTTGAACCGCGCAAGCGACTTCACTAAGTGGGGTCAAAAAGGTTACCAACAAGAAAGGGATATGCCACTTAGTCATGAGGCGGCTTGTCGAAAGTGGGGTATGTTCAACGTCGAACGGCAAGAAACCCATAAAGCTTTGAATCGCAAACTGCAGGGGTCGGCCGCCGATGTTATGAAGGCTGCTATGGTTGAAGCGTATGAAAGTGGCCTGTTTGACGAAGACGCTTGCGGGATACCATGCTTGACCGTGCATGATGAACTTGACTTCGAAGACCTTGGTGACCTGCATAACCCGGCTTGGCACGAGCTTAAGCGGTGCCTGGAGGGCGCACTGAGCAGCAAGCTACGTGTACCCCTGCTGGTCGAAAGCTCGTACGGCGCAACATGGGCTGGAGCTCATTGATTTTTTCTTCTTGATTTGATCTCGAAGACAGTCTATATCTTAGTGACACACCAACCGGGAGACAACGACAATGGCAACCTTTTACCACGCACACGTCGCAGGATTCACAAAGCATGCAGACAGCATTGCCGAAGTTCAAACATGGCTCGACAGCCTGCGCGGCAGAGTAGTCGGTGAAACTTTGGAAGTGTGGCGTGTTGTCGATTGTTTAGCAGATGCCACACCCTGCATCCACGGGCCGGTGACGGGAGGAGACACCACACAACATGACGCCTGCGCGAAATCATCGAGCGGCTGCGCCCCATCACCACAAGGAGACAGACAGATGAAAGCGCAAACTCACGATTTCCTAGACGGCAACGGCCCCGTTCCTGCGCACAGGCACACCAATGGCGGCGGGTGGGTGGCTAATACGACTAACGTACATAATAGCGCGTACATTGGACCAGATGCGCGGGTCTACGGCAATGCGTGGGTCTCCGGCTATGCGCGGGTCTTCAGTGATGCGCGGGTCTACGGCGATGCGCTGGTCTACGGCGATGCGCTAATCCACGACAATGCGCGGGTCTCCGGCTATGCGCGGGTCTCCGGCTATGCGCGGGTCTACGGCGATGCGCTGGTCTACGGCGATGCGTGGGTCTACGGCGATGCGCGGGTCTCCGGCGATGCGCGGGTCAAGCGCGGGGTGTACACGTCTACGCCTACAATCATAACCCGATCAGATGGGTATATGTTCACCTTGCAATCGGACGGATCGATTGTCGCTGGGTGCCGCGACTTTACGCCTGACGAGGCGAAAGCCCATTGGGGCCACCCTGAGCACCACAAACATCGTGAAAGCATGGCAATCATTAGTGCCTTTAATGCCATTCAAACGGCACGTTCTTAACACCACCACAAAGGGAGACAGACATGAACCACACAGAACGCCTCTGCGCCGCCCACGGCTGGACGAAATGAGCGCCTGAACCACA